TTGTAGGTTAAAATTTCCTCTCTGAGAAGTGCAAGCCATTCTACTAAGATAGGCTTAGGAAAGAACCCTTTTTTGTCCTGGAAGTAATGAAGTATATTATTCCCAGGAGGTTTTTCTCTTGCAACATTGGTGATTATGCATCGGTGTCTGTCTATGTTTGCAGATGCAAGAAGTTTATCAAAGGTTTTTCCTGCTCTTCCTACAAAAGGAAGGCCTCTTCTGTCTTCATCTTCTCCAGGAGCTTCTCCTAAGAACATGATCTTTGCAGAGCCATCTTTTGGTCCAGTTGTTTTTATAAAAGTAGGCATTTTTCTTTTCTCCTTTTTCTCTTCTCCTTTTCTTTTACTGATCTTTGTTAGCTTTTCTATCTATAAACTCCATCAAGCTATCATTTACACACTCTTCAAAGAGAGATTTAATTTCTTTTCTTCCCCAGCCTGTTTTAACAGCGAGTTTTAAGTAAAAAGATTCTCGTAAGAGATTAATAAATTCTTTCATGCTTTACTCCTTTTTATAAGTATAAAAGGTTAATCATTGACCTTTCTTGAAGAATATAAGTCATTCATAAGCATTTCTGCTTGAGAAGAAGTTAACTCCTCTAAGATAAAGAGGACTTCTTCTGTTCCTAGAGCTACACAAGTGATAACATTTTCTATCCTATAGTAGGCTCTGTTTTCATCTTCACTTGATACCACTACATCTTTAGACATTTTATTCTCCTTCTTTTTCAAAATTTGCTATTCTTTCTAAGGTTGCATTATATGCTTCCTCTGAGATATCACAGCCAAAGCATATAAGCTGAGACTTCAGACCTGCAATGATAGAAGAACCTCCACCCATACAAGGGTCGTAAAGGGTACAGCCTGGGAAGGCTACTCTTGTTATAAGATCTTCCAGGAGAGGGATAGGTTTCTCAAAATCATGGAACTTAGCACTTTTTGTAACAGTAGAACAAGGAAGAACATCGTTTTTACCAAGCTTTATGAGTTTAGAATCTATTTTTCTCCCGAAAAGAATCATTTCATAAGAGCTTGAGGGCCACATAAGAGGTTGATTTGTTTGTCCAGCGTTTGGTTTGTACCAGATGATGGGTTTGATATAACAATTCCAAGAGCAAGATATAAAAATCTCTCTTATCTCTTTGAAATGCTCAGGGGCTACAAAGACATAAAGATGAGAGTTGCTCTTACAGAATCTTTCTGATTCTTTTGCGATATCTCTTATAAGGGATAGGTTTGTTCTTTTGTCAGGGATTTTATATCCTGCAACGGAGAGAGAACCAGGGGTTCCTCCAATTCCTTGTCTTGTTTGATCTGCATCTATTTCATAGAGAGGGTCAAAGAGGAGAAGGTCTATGGAGTTATCTTTTATGGTCTTCATATGAATTCTTGCATCAAGATGAGAAACATGTACCCTCTCTATCTTTTTTACATTTTCTTGATATTCTTCCGATCTCACTGCTCTTTCCTGAACTCTATTTATTGCTGCTGCAGCTTTTCGGATATCACTTTTTGACTTACAGTCCTTTAGCTCTGGAAACTCTTCTACTGCTTTAGCAAGAGCAATAGAGTCTATTACAGATCCTTTTGTCTTTCCTATTGCTTCTGCAGTGTCATTTAATGTCCAGCCTCCTTCTCTCCCAGAGGTAGTATCCCCATGAACTTCTTGCTTGAGAAGGTGAAGATCATTTACTGCTTTTACTTCTTCTGCAGGAGAAAGATCTTCTCTTTGGATGTTTTCTTCAAGCTCTATTTCTCTAAGTTGAAAGTTTGAAAGGTTTTCTTTCTTTATGCAGAGAATTTCTCTTCCTGATAATAGACAAGCTGCAAGTCTTCTTCCTCCTGCTACTAGCTCCATACTTTCTGTTACGATTATTGGAGAGAGCTGACCGAATTTTTCCAAACTCTCTCTCATTTTAGTTATCTTTTTCATGTCTTGTCGGTATCTGCCAAGGTCTTTTCTTACTATGATCTTCTTTGGGTCACTTAGGAATGTTTGCATTGTCCCTCCTGAGCTCTTTTCCACAGTTAGTGCATGCATATACTTGAAGTACTATGACCTCTTCCTTTCCGGAATTTGACATCAAAGCAGGAAGAATTTTCAACCTGTAAAAATGTTCAAAGTCTTTTTTATTACAATTTGAGCATAACACATCATCAAGTTTAGTTATATCTATGTTTATTTTATTATTCATTTATTTTATTCTCCTTCTTCTAGAGGTTTTCCTATATCTGTTCTTTTTATACCTAAAGTTTTCATAAGGGCTTTTTCTTCAGGAGTAAGAAAGATAGTAGGCTTTCTTTCTTTCTTCTCCTTTCTGGGATTTTTCTCTGATAGGAGATTTCTTTCATATCTTAATTCTCTTATAAAAATCCTTTTTTCCTCCTCAGAAAGAAGAATATACTGTTTTTTCATCTGATTTAGTTTCATAAGTTTAGTAGAAGAGAAGAAAGNAAAANCCTCTCTTCTCTTCTTTCTCCTTTCTAGGATGNTATNGCCTTTATAACCTCGTTGAAGAATCTGCCTTCGTATTCCCTTATCCCTACCTTAAGATTCACATCTATACCGAGCCACTCAGAGTTTTCAATACTCTCTCTTATTATGCTCATATTGTTCATGTTTATCTTCAGGCCCTTTGCAAAATTAGCAAGCATATTGATCTTCGCTTGTCTCTTGGTCTGTTTTCCACTCTTGGTCATGGTAACATCATCACCGAGATTTGGAAGAAAGTTTTTAGCACTTAGAGTGCTTCCATCTATCTCAGTGCTTCCGTCATTCATTACTCCTCCATTATCAGAGAGAGTAAAGGTCCAGGTTATGATATTGTTCTCTGAATCATACTTTACCTCTGTTACACAGGCGTGATATACCCCACCAGGAATAAGGGGAGGTATTACGTATTCTTCTTCGATATTGAAGTCCATAGGATCTTCTTCAGAATTCTCAGGAAGGTAAGGTTCTTCTGTTGTTTCAGTTTCAGTTGTCTCTGTCTCTGTCATGTTTACTTTTGCATCAGTGTCATTGTCAATGTCAAGGTCAGGGTCAACATTTACGTTTCTTTTTGCCATGTTTTATTCTCCTGTTTTTGTTTAAGGTTTGTAAGAAATACTTCGTTTCTACTTTTTTACTTTCTTTACCTCCTTTCCTTCCCTTTCTTTCATTAAGTGTTTCATTATCTCATCATAAGAGTTTCCTATAAAATCAGGAAGTCTTCTTTCTTTCCCTGAGAGAACACTTCTTGCTTTGGTGTTTCCTATTGGGACTGTCTGGAGAAGATATACTGTTTTGTTATCTTTCCTTCTGGTAGTAGTATAATAGACTTCATCAAAATAACCAGGAATCTTTTCAGAAAGCTGGCCAGTAAGGAGAGGAGCTATTGAAAGTACCTCTCCGGTTTTTCTATCAGTCTTTATATCTATATGTGCAATTACTATAATATCGCAAGGAAGGTCTTTTGATATTTGTCTGAGCCTACCTTCTACTAGGTTCTTTACCATCTGGGAATGGATATTCCAAAGAGGGCCATTTGTTTCACTCCTCTTCGGGTCCAGTTGCAAAGCTCTCTCCATAGCAAGATCTGTCATGGTGGTAGTGGAGTCTACTACTATGACTGAGTATTTGTTTTCTTCCAAGACTTCCTTTTTCACTCTTAGAAGAGTTTTTTCAAATTCTACCCAACCTTTCCAGGTCATAGGGAAGGTATCATATTCAAAGTCTTTTCCTGCATATGATCTTATTCTATCATCAAAGTCAAAAACAAATCCTGGCTTATCTCCAGTAAACCAAGAAGCAGCGAAGGTGGATTTTCCTGTACCATAAGAGCCTACCAGCATTATTTTGTAGGTCTCAGTGTCCCAGGAAACATCTTTTGCGTTAGGCATTTTTTTCTCCTTTCTTTCTTAGTTTTCAAGTATAAGAATTGTTTTGACAGCCATAGATATTACATTTTGTAGTTCCTCATGTACATCATATAAATAATTATACAATGATGAACATCCTAATTTATCTCTTTTAGATTCTTTTGGTCCTTCATCACTAGTCCCACAAAGAAAACCTACTCTACTACACAGAGAATCTACGTTAGCTTTCAGATTCTCTATTGTACAGCATATGTTATCCATTTCTTCCCTTATGATACTTTGATTATCTCCAAGATTCTCTGCTTTTTTCGTGATAGTAGTTGTACCTTCATTTGTTATCATTTTTTCTCCTTTTCTTAACTCTCAAGGTTATTAGTTGCCTTAAAAACCATAGTACCCAAAAAATTTAATGTATCCTTTATTTCATATAAGTAATTATATAAAGGTGAATCCCCAGATTTTTCTGTTATAGGTAAATCTCCTAGTTCTTTTAACCTTTCTTCTTGTGTAAGTGACCCTCTAGAAATAAGGTTAATTTTGTTACATAAAACATTTATTCTGCTATATAAAACTTCAATGGTTATTTTTACTTTGTCCATTTCTGAGGTTATGACACCTGTTTTGGTAATGTCTTCTATACCTTTATCTGTTAACACATTAGTCTCCTTTTCTTTTCTATATCTTATATTCCCCATAAGAGATTTCTTTTTTCTCTGGAGGAATTCTTCTTATAAGATCACACCTAGTGAGGTTTTCTTCAGTTAATTCTTCTACTTCATATAGGCTGTTACAAACTTCTCGGAGGCCACAACCTCCATACATACCGCAGTTTTCCCACTGCATAGGCCAGAGAGAGAGTTTTTCATGGTAAGAGAGGAGATCCCCTGCATAGAGAAGACTCTCTCTCCAGGCTTTTTTATCTCCTTCAGAATATATCTGTGGGATTCTCCTAAACTCCCTTGATACTTTACCCCACTCTCCATCCTTTTTCTTCTTTGAGAGGATTCTGTGAATATTTACAAGACATCCTGAGATTTCATCTTCACAGAGGATTTCTCCACACACATCATATCCAAGTATCTGAGGAGATCTNCTAAGAGANTCTTGCAGAGCCACTAGACTCCAACCAGTTGTTTTAAATTCCACAACCCAGTTAAGCTCTCCAAGCTCGACCTCTAGGTCTATGATTCCTTTATATATTATTCCATCTCCTTTTATATTTGAATATCTTTTCTTTTCACTTTTTGTTAAGGGGAAAAAGATTTCAAAGCTCCTTTCTGCTTCTCTTACATGTAAAACCTCTTCATCAGAGGAAAACTCATTGATAAACTCCAAGAAAGATCTCCCTAGCTCTGCTTGGGAAAGATAAGTGTCCTCATTATATATCTGTTTTGAAGTCTCCTCTTCCCAGATTTCTTTTCCTTTTTCTCCTGCTTCCAGGATAGAGTTTCCATCATACGACCAGCCATTTTCTTTGATATGAGAATAATACCCTTGCATGTATCCATGCCAGGCACTTCCATATCTCATATTGACGCTTCCAAATACTCCTTGGAAATTCCTAAGAAAGTATTCTCTAGGGCAAGAGATCAAGTTACTCTTACTACTTGCGGAAAGTTTTATTTCATTTTCTCTTTCATTTTCCATTTTATTTTTTTCTCCTCTTTTCTCCTTTTTAAGGTAAAAATGACCAAGAAAGGTCAATGTTTGACTTTATTTCTTGGTCACTTTACCTTTCTTTCTTATAAAGAGATACCCAACTTTTCAAGGAGAGCCTTTGCAGCCGCTTGCTCCTTGGTGTCCAGGTTTCCTATGGAGGTACTGAGGGACTTCTTGGAAATTGCAGGAGCAGCAGGGGCTCTTACGTTCCAATTTCCTGCCATAAGGCCTTCGTGGACTTTCATAATAGAATCTACTGCTTCCTTTCCAGTCTTTCCAGCTGCTGCATCACCAAGCTTTTGAGCCATACCGTGCTTGGCGAAATTATGCTGCACTTCCTTTGGATATAGGTTTAGATCAAAATTCAGAGATTCTTTTGTTTCGAGCTCTTCAATGGTGAGTATATTTGGATTCTTCTCATTCCATTTCTTACTAAGTTTCTTTGCCATATTTTTCTTCTCCATTTCTTAGGGTTAAAGTAAAATAAAGTAATGTAAAAATTAAATCAAATCAAATTTCTTCTTCCTCCTTTCTTCTCAAGTACTTTTTTATTAGAAAACTGATAAAAGTACTCAAAGATATTCCCAAAAGAGAAGCTTCTGCTTTTGCTTCTCTTTTGAGGCTCTTCTCTAACGTTATGTGTAAGTGATCTTTTTCTTTTGTCCTGTTCATTGTTTTATTATACCATGAACATATGTTCAATGTCAATGAAAAAATGACATGCAAAAATCATACCAAATCTTTCTTCTTACATTCACATTCTTTTGGGAGAAGGATAAACCAATATAACTCTTCATCATCAAGGACAATAGCTTTCCAGTTCAGCATGATAGCAGAGTCTTTTACTTCTATATGTTTTCCTTTCTGTTTATATTCCTCTCTTATTCTGTTATAGAAGCAGAGATCACATTCTTTAGGACTTTGACTTTCTTTTTCTCTCATTTTAATTTCTCCATTTCTTTTTTCTCCTCCTCTGTGAGGGGAGTGTCTAAGAGGTTATTCATCTCCTCTACATTTANNCCATCTTGTGTCATACATTTTAATATTTTTTCTCTCTCTAANGATCTCTTCATAGAGAGTTTTTCAATCTTTCCATTTTTCTTCTTTACCCACGCAGTTGAATTTGATCTTATTTCTCTCTTTATTGTTACCCAATGAGTTTTGTCTTTGTATTTATGACTTATGACTAAAACCTCTTTTCCTCTCTCTTTTTCAGAAAGAGTTTTAAGGTCACTGTAAAGCGACATTTTAAGTTTCTTTCCTTCACAGGGAATATAAAGTTCATCTCCTTCTTGAAGCTTTTTTCCTTCTTTGTACCAGGAATATACTATATCTCTCATTTTTTTATTCTCCTTTCTCTTTCCTTTTGATTGTCTTTCTCTTTAAGAAGCATTTCTACTAAGATTTCCTTTTCAAGAGAAAAGAGCCTCTCTCTGCAGAAAGAACACTTTGAGAGAATTTTTATCTCTTCCTTTATTGGAGAAGAAGAAGAAGAGGAATAGAATGAAAGATCTGCTTTCAAACATTCTTTAGTTGCTTTAAGGTATAGACTATACTCTTTTCTCTTTTTACAGAGGGTACATATTTCAGTCACATAAAGAGTATATCCTTTTAATGTAGAAGGAGGGTATGTTTTCTTCTTCATTATTCCAAGTTTAACCAATAGGTCTTTTTCAAAGTCTGTTAATTCTACCTTTTCCTCTTCTTCTCTCTCTTGTGTTTCAAGCTCTTGGATAACATCTTCCCATCTCATTTTTCTTCTCCTTCTTTCCAGGGATCTATATCCATGCTGTTGTTTTCTTCTGACATCATTTTGTCTAGTCTTACCTCTTCTAGAGTTTTTAAAGGTTTACTTGAGCCATCAGAACACTCTAGAGTAAATCCTCTAGATGGTTCTTCTGCAAGTTTTTTTACATAAAGAGAGTATAATCCTTCTTCCTTTTTCTTTCTGGTTATTTGGATATAACTTCTTCTTATCTCTGGGATGAGGTTTCTTCTCTTTCCTATCTGCATGCGAAGGTTCTCTACCTCTGCCGAGGTTCCTTCCATGAGTTTTACTTGGTATTCTTTTCCTTCTTCGGAAAGGAGAAGTTGTGATATTATGTTATCAATTAGTATTTTATCCATTCTTTTTCTCCTTTTTTCCTTACAAATTCACAGAAATTGTAGATTTTATCATCCATATCTAATCTACAAGAGTAAATTCTCCTTTTTTCTTCTTCTAGTAAGTAATTATAACTTACAAATAACTGAAGTAAAGCACGTAAAGAAGTAATTCTTCCATAGTTAACCATAAAACTTGATACATCTGAATTTATATTTTTTGCATGAAGTTCAATAGCATGTCTGCACTCATCTAAACTCATGCAACCTTCAATTGTTGGTATGTCTGGTTGATCTCTCATTCTTTTCTCCTTTTTTAGAATAAGAATATCTTATAAAGAATATACCCAACTAGTGACCAAAAACCTAAACTGATTAAAACTGCTATTAAGAAACAAAAACCTGCTCTATTTATATTTTTCCTTTTCACTTTCTTTCTCCTTTTCTGCAACAAAGCTCTGCTTCATTTACAAAGTCATACAATCTTCCACACCTGGAACACTTCCAGGGTATATTATAATCTTCTTCTTCTTCCTCCTCTTCTGGGATAAATTCACACTGACAAAATTCTACTCCTTTATTATCAGTGTAAATTCTTCCTGTCTCCTCATTCTGAAATCCTTCACACCCGCAATGGATGCACCTGCCAAGATATACGCTCTCTCTATACATATTTATCTCCTTCCATTGTCATATTTTCTTTTTCTTTTTCTTTTTCTTCTCTGATTATTCTACATATTGTTAAGACAATTTTGTTTTTTAAAGCTCTTTTTTCAATAGGAGTGAAATTTTCTAATATTTCAGCAAAAAATGTTTGAATCTCTTTTTCTATGAGGTTCTGTGTCTCTCCTTCCTTGAAAGCTTTATCCCCTTCTAGAAGCTTTTTTCTTACTTTTTCTTCTGTTAGATTTTCTTCTTCTAAAGCATGGGAGCTATCCGTTCTAGGATTGTGGAAGAGAACATAATTTTCTCCCTTCATTCCTTTTTGTATCCCTTTGTAAATACCTCCTGCCTTTTTTACTATCTCGTTACTTTTCATTGCCTCTCTCTTGATGAATTTCTCTGCCCTCATGATTTGTTCTCTTTCTGATTTGCATGGTTGAATATTTTTCCACTCTAAATATTCTTTCTTGTTCATTTTTTTTTCTCCTTTTTAAGAAAGGTTAATGTTTGACGTTTTGTTTGTTATTATTTAATTATACGTTATATTTTATTGTTTGTCAAATTATTTTGTTCGTTTTATTTGTTTATTTATTTATTTATTTTCCTTTTTCTAACCCCCTAATTTCATTCATCTTTTTTTAAATGTAATGTCCGAACAATACGAAAAACCCAGGTCTACCCCTCTAGATGCCCTATGCATGAATTTATTTTCTTATGATCTGAGAAGTCTATTAAGGGTTTATTTGTTCAATTATTTAATTATTTAATTATTTAACCGAACGTGTCACGTTACACGTTACACAGTAAATCTCTCTATTACATAATATAAGTATATATACATATATATTTATATAAATACTTAAAGATTCTTCTTTTTAAGACCTGGGACTTCTCCAGGGGCTAATGGAATTAATTGGTGCTAGGTGCAACTAGGCACCCGGACGCCGGTTTTTGGGACTTTTCGGACATTACTTTTTTATTTTCCTTTTTAAAATCAATAGGTTAGAAAATGAAAAATAAATAATAAAATAAACCAAATAAAAAAATAAAAAAATAATTAAACATCCCAAAAGGAAAGTCAAAGGTTGACCTTTCTTGAATCAACCTTTTCCTTTCCTTTTCCTTTCTTCTCTACTTTCCTTCTTTTATCCTCTTCTTTGCAAGGTCTTTTAATTCATCCGTGAGAGGTAAATCACTCTTTAAGATCTCTTCTAGGAAAAGAATAGAGCCCTTCTCTATCAAAGCCTTGATCTGTCCAAGAGGAATACCAACTTCTCTCACTACCTTTGTTCTGACCTTTCCTTCAACAAGCTCTAAAAACCTATCACATAGTTTCTTGGACTTTACCTCTTTGCTATCCTTGCTCCCTGCAATGATGTCAGAGAGTTTCTGCTTCAACCCATAGACAGCAATATGTCTTTCCACTTCACCTAAACTATCCCATCCTTTAAAGATCTTTGTAACATCAAACTTCTGCTCTATACCTTCAACGTTAACCTTCAGTGTACCTTCTGCCTCTTCTGTCCATTTGATCTTAGCCATGTTCTTTCTCCTTTAAAAGGGTTAATGTTCTTCTCTTTACCTCTTTTCTTTTATCCTTCTCTTTGCCTTCTCTAAGATCTCTTCTGGGCAAAATAGATCAGTGTCTTTGATTTGTTTCATTAGTCCTTTAACATAGAACAGCTTCTCGTTCTCTACAACTTCTCTCATCCTTTCAACTGTACACACGATTACCTCTGCTTTCAGATCTTCTAACGTTATTACCTCTTCTTTTTCCTTTTTCATGTTCTTTCCTTTCTATAAGAGGTTAAAAAATAAAAACAAAAGAAAGAAAGAAAGAAAGCGTTTCGCTTTTCTCTCTCGCTCAACCTTCCCCATCATACCTTTCCTCTCGCCGTTTGTCAAGCCAAATCCCATTCACCCTACTCCCTCTAGGGTTTCCGCATGGAGAAGACCCCATCAAGCCCCGATGGGGAGGGGAGGGTAAAGTGTAGATGATACGATTTTACACACGAGTAAATTTCAAAAACAAGTAAGAGAGAAGGCTTTAGCAGGAGAATAGCAGGCCTGCTTACTTGCCTGGAAAAAGAGGAGAGTAGAGGACCCCCAACCCCCAAGTAAGACCAGGAACTTGAATCATTTCAAGTTTGGTTTTGGCTCGGTTTTAACCTCCCTTAGAATTTTGATTCCAATTCCGAGCCTTTTCTTTCCCTTGAAAGTTTTCTTTCCTTCTTTGCATTTTTTCCTTGACATCTTGGTNGAAGTGTGTATAATAGAGATATGATGAAGTTAGATCTAGTTTTAAGCAGACAGANAACCGAGATCGGAGAGCTGATCAAGAAGCTAGAAGCTTTTGCTCCCTTGGTNGATAAGTACCGAGAGTTGCANAANATTCAACTAACTCAACTCCAAGCCAAACTCTTAGAGAGGGTAGATGATGAAGATAAATTAGATGAAGCATCNNTTTCTCAACTGGTAGGGGCCTACAATATTCTCAAACAGAGGGAACTTGTAGAGGTAGGAAAGCCTACTGATATTCATGGTCTAGTTGGATACCTGGAGTTTATAGATAAGAATCCAGATTCAGAAGATTTAGAAAACGTAGTCGATGCTGATTTTGAAGTGGTGAATAAACCAGAGAAGAAACTTTCCAAGGATGATAATGACTATGTTCCTGAGATCTAAAGAAAGGTCAATCATTGACTTTTTGATCTTAAACTTCTCTCTCCTTTTCTGCCGGGAAGGGCAAGGGAAGAGTTTTGGTTTACTCCTTTTCCAAGACTCTCTTCCTTGCCTGAGAGAGAAAGTGCAAAGTAGAACTTGGTTTTGTTTTTTAAGCTGATTTTGCAAAGCCGAGCCAAATATATATAAAAATCGAAAATCGAATTAATCTTTTTTTATATGGTTTAATACAGCAAGTATCATTAACTCCCTAAGAAACCCCATGTTCGAGAGAGAAGTGGATTTTAAGGAGGTAGAGTTAACAGGTACTTTTAAACTCCATATAAGGGAAAAGTGAATGGGAAAAGTTCAACTTAATTATAACATATTAAAGAAGATGAGACAATGGAGACATGATTCTGTTGCTTTTTCTAGAGAGTGTCTGCATGTAGATCCAAGTGATCAACAGATAAAACTCCTAGAAGCTGTCTCTTCTCCAGAGAAAAGATTCACTGTAAGATCAGGTCATGGTTGCGGGAAGGATGCAGTGAGTACTTGGATTGCTCTTTGGTTTATAGGAACTAGACCTTATGCTAAGGTGGCAGTAACAGCTCCTACCAATAGACAGCTTCATGATATCTTTTGGGCAGAGCTTGCAAAATGGTTTAGAGGATCTGAGCTTCAAGATGAGTTTGTTCAGCAGAAAGATAAGTTTTTTCATAAGAGTGCTCCCAAAGAATGGTGGATAAGACTTATGTCTCCTCAGGTGAAGGCTACTAAAGAAGATCAAGCAGAAACTCTTGCTGGACTTCATGCAGATCATCTTCTTCTTATTATTGATGAAGCCTCTGGTGTTGCAGATCCTGTGTTTATTCCTCTAGAAGGAGCTATGACTCAGGAGGATAATAAGTGTATTCTGATTGGGAATATGACTAAGAACAGAGGTTACTTTTATGATTCTCATTTTAATTCTAAGATTGCTAAGTCTTGGAAAAGGTTTCACTGGGATTCTAGAAACTCCTCTTTAGTGGCTGATAGTATGGTGGAGTACTTTGCTAATAAGTATGGGGTAGAGTCTTCAGTGTTTGAGGTAAGAGTAGCTGGCAATCCTCCTCATGAAGATGAGAGAACACTTATACCTTTGGCTTGGGCAAGGCAATGTCTTGGAAATCCTGTTGAAGTTTCAGAGGAAGAGCCTACTTATCTTGGAGTTGATGTTGCTAGGTATGGAGAAGATTATTCTGTTATACTTCCTAGGAGAGGCCTGATAATTTCTCCTTGGGATAAGTTTAACGGGATGAATACTATCTCTTTAGCTGGGCAGGTTAATCTTACCTATGAAGAGATGGATGCTTCTGGAGTTGTGGTAGATGAGATTGGAGTAGGGGCAGGAGTAACAGACTGGCTTTATAAGCATGGACATCTTAATGTCTTTGGTCTTAATGTGGCTAATGTTTCTTCTGATGTTGCAAAGTATCACAGACTTAGAGATGAACTTTGGTGGAGAGTAAGAGAGAAATGTATGAAAGGTGTTTACTCTTTTCCAGAGACTGATCAAGGAGAAGAGCTTTGTGATGAGCTTTCTATGCCTTCTTATGATTTTAATTCTCATGGAGGAGTTGTTATAGAGAGTAAAAGAGCTATGAAGACTAGAGGAGTTGCTTCTCCTAATATTGCAGATGCTCTTTGTAATACTGAGTATATCTCTGTATATGCTCATAGAGTTTTGAATAGGGATAAGTCTAAAAAGAAGAGGAGCATATACTCTCTTGGGTATACTGGGAGAGGATCTTATGCTGTGGTATAAAAGATCTCTGATTAAGTGGATTCTTATTATTTTATTCTTGCTTTCTTTGCTTCTTATTAAGCCTGGGACAGGAGCTATTAGTGATAATGAAGGACTTGAGATTGGAAAACTTATCTCTATCTCACAAGAAAATATGTTTATTCTTGAAGCTTCTGATGGTTCCTGGAACTGGATTGAAACCTCTAAAGATGAGAGGGGGAATTTAAAGGTGGCTTTGATTGGAAGTCTTAAACCTCCAAAACCTGTTATAATTACTGAGGATAAAGTTAAATCTCTCCCTGCAGAAGATAGGAATAGAATAGATTTTATTAATGGTGGTGTAAGTGTTTTTGTTCTTAGTATTATAGCAACTGGATATAAAATTCTATCTAAGAGAATTGATGGTAAGACTGATTCAGATAAATGTAATTATGTACATTCTGTTATAAGTAAGAATGATGATCTTGATAGAGAGAGTAGAGATCTTTTACTAAAGACATTAACTTCTCAAGGAGAAGTTTTGGCAAGGATAGATGAGAGACTTAAAACTATTGAGAGTATAAAATTAAGGGAGAGAAGAGAAGATGTTTAGATCTAGGGTATTCTTTTGTATCTTAAAGGAGATTTCTATTAGAGATAAAAATGGAGAATTTTCAAGGAGTATAGAACCTGTTTCTTTAAGAGATGGAACCTATATTGCTCTTGATGAGATAGAGTTTTTTAATGGGGTTGTTTCCTTGGTAAGGGATTCGTTAATAAATTCTAAGAAGAAAAAACATAAGGAAAAAGATATTTTAAGGTTTATAAGAAATGCTCTCTATGCTAAGACTAATGAGGTTAAAAATCTTACTGTAAGGATTCCTTAACTATGGATGATAGACTAAGAACTGATAGAAATCATCATGCTACTCTGGGTAGTGTTGGGATAGATTCCGATGAGATAAGACAATTAAAACTTATTGAGGAAGGAGATCTTTCTCTTGTTCCGGTAGCAGTGCATGTTTATGATACTACTCTTCTTGAGTGGATTAGAGGACAGCAAGCTATTATTAATGCGACTGGAGATCTTACTGTTACTATGGGAGATGTTGAGTCTCTACTTGCAAAATATTACTGGAAGAATACCCAAGTAGAATATAACAGCAGTAACAATCCTATTTATATTGGAAGGAATACTGATCTTAGTGCTGCTGATGGAGACACTGATTGGTATATCACAAGAATAGATTGGANAGGAAATAACTGGACAAGAAAAAGAGTTAGAATAACCTCATGGACACTTAGAGCAAGTGGTTGGTAAGGAGATAAGATAATATGCAGGTATTAAATCCCGACACAGAAGAGCTTGATAGCATTGGAACTTGGCAACCAAAGAGCGCTGTTACCTATGATCTTGATTTTTCCTCTTCTTCGGCAGAAGTAGTGACTATTTCTCTTGATGAAACAGTTCAAGTGCTTCTTAGAGGAAGACTTTATATTGACACTGACCCTGGTGCTTTGTTTTCTGAATGGGCAGATCTGACCTTTTATAATAAAGATGCAAAGGAAGGGG